GAAAGTGATTCCCCTCTCTCGCTCGAACAATTTGCGAACAAGGTGCTCTGATGTCAATCCAGAAGAAACTTCGTGTTCTTTGCCTGAAGACTCTCGGGTGTAAAGCCGAGCCGTGGGATAACGTGTGGGATGACGTTAAGGAACTAGTCGAGGCTTTTGGCGAGCGTCGGGTAGTCGAGGCTTTCGAAGAATGGGCCGAGGTCAAGAAAGGTGAATTAATTGCCCGCCCAATTGGAGATTTCTCTCGGGTTGCTGCGGGCATCTGTACGGGAACCGTACAACTCAAGCCCAAAGGTGATCTTTTTGCCCTGCTCAATGATCTTGCGGGCGTCGCCGATAATCGGGTGCTTTTCAACCGCGAGCAGCAAGCGGCTATCGGGCGTCTGATGTCTGAACACTCGCCCGTAGATATAAAAACCGCGTTTCAGGAGTTCTGGGGGAACATTTCGGGCGACGACTTCCAGGTTCGGTCGGCTGCCCGCACATTTACCGAGGCTGCCGAGCAACTATTGGCTGTCAGATTGAGACGGAAGCTCGAAGCCGAGAAGACAGCCGAGATGATTGCCCGTTGTACGGAAAACGAACAGAAGAAGGCCTCTGAGGAAGCCCGAAAGAGGCTGGAAGACGAAGTTGCCGAGCAGGATTTGATCGAGGATGTTTTGCCTGAATAACGGGCTTGCATCCTTTTCCAAGGCGGGAGCATCTAATGTATATACCCACCTTTCAAGGAAATCCAAGTGTATAAAATTTACATCATTCGAAACCTCCTAGACGGTAAAATTTATGTTGGACAGACATATCAAACCGTCGCTGCTCGGTTCTACGCGCATTGCTTTGTTGCGGACGGTACTCATCTCCACAACGCTATCCGGAAATATGGTCGAGAAAACTTCACAGTTAAGGAAATTGACCGTACCAGCACTCGCCGAGGAGCCGATTTATTGGAAATGGCGTACATCTGCCTGTACCAAGCTACTAATCCCGAACTTGGATACAATCAATTACCGGGCGGAGTTGGCTGGCGCGGGACTCATACGGAAGATACTAAAAAATTGATCTCTTCTAAAAGAAAGGGAGTTCCTAACCCTAAGAATTCAAAGAACTTGAAAGGTAGAAAACTTAGCCCTGAAACTAGAGCGCGAATGTCCGCTGCAATACAACGGCGGTGGGACTCTGGCAAACCTTGGAGAAAATCCAACATTGGGCATCCCGTGTCCGAGGAAACCAGAATAAAGATCAGTCTAGCAAACAAGAGGCGGTGGGCTGCCCACAATACCCCGCCCGTGAGCGGAAACGGGGTAAATTCGGAGGTTGCGGGAGTCGGTCTTGCCGGAGGGCATGAAAACGGGATCGGGGCTTAAATCGCCCTCAAACGCAAAATCGGAGGTAGTACGGAAAATGGACAAATTCAGTAGTACCCGAGATATCATCCGCAAGCTGATTGAAATCGGGTGGATTGACGAGCTAAACGATAAAACGGTCAAACTTGCCGCCCGAGACCTAGATAAATGGCTCGGCCTTGACGAATACCACAGTATGCTTCTTTGGGGATCGGAATGACCTTCAAACCTATTAACCCGTACCCGTGGTTCTTCAAGTTCCTGTTATTCTTGCCCGTAATAGTTCCGTACGTGATGGTAAGAGACTGGCTGAAAGCGAGGTTCGGGCGATGATGGTATTTAGCCTCATATTTGCGGGCTTCGGAGTATCTGTCGAGAATGATGTATATTCGGGCGGCGCTCCGGGCGTTGATACCGTTTCTAATTGGCGGCTGAATACCCATTGGAGAGCCTTACGGGGATGGTCATGGACCCGCTGCTTCTACTTCTGGGGGAAGCTAGTTCGGAAAGCGGACCCATTGCCCGAACCCAAAGATGTAGCGTTCTCTGCCCAAGCCGTGGCGGACGGCTATTGGGAAGTCTACCACGATGATGATTGCGGGCAAGCATTTGATTGGTTTGGCGGCACAGGTTGCCCCAAATGCGGGTTTCGGCCCGATATGCAAAGCATAGCCGCCCGTAAAATTATACGGAAAACGGATTCCCAATGATCTACCACGGTCACTTTACCCATCCTGACCTCTGGATGATGTGGGCGGCAGTGGTATTGACGCCCGTAAATACTTTGGGTATTCTGTGGTTGTGGAGGCGCAGGCGATGATGTCGGTTACCGATCACAAATACATTTCAAACACTTGTCACGATAAGGGCTGTCAATTTGCGGTCCTGAATCGGGAAATCGCGGAATCTTCTAATTACGTTTGCGATGATGCAGTTTTCCCGCAATACGTAAAGTTTGTTAACGGGCGTTCTGTGAAAATCGCCTTTCGAGACGATGGCCGCCCGTTTCTAGTTATTTGTACGGAAAACGGATAATGCCCGAAACTAGCCTTCAGGAACTCAAGCATATGGCCAAGCATAATTCACGGGCTGGCGGCGATTGGTTTCCGTACTCAATTTCTGCCGAGGATGTCAAGAAGCAAGTCGATATCTGGGCTGCGGGTCTCGGTATGTGGTCGATTACCGAGATGTCGGGCATCGTTGACGGGCGTTTGGATTTGCTGCTCGTACCGATGTCGATGGATGCTCCGGTGTTCAAACAACTTGGCGGGCATTGGACGGATAGGCTCGGACTAATTGGCGTCGAGGTCAAGGTCGATAAGCAAGATTATGCCAACGGTTTGAAGAAGGGGCAGTTTGAGCGGTACGAGAAATCGCTTTCGGGTTTGTATATTGCGGGACCACCGAACGTGGTTATCGCCAAAGAAGTGCCCAAGCAGTATGGGGTTCTGAGCGTGGGGTCGAAGCCGTGGAATACTACCCATCTCCAGCATTGTGTCTGCCGCAGACACCCGAGATTTGTGTCTCAACCGCCGCTAACCAGCGAGCAAATGTGGCGAATTCTGTGGTCAATGAAGAAGCAGATATATACCGAGCGCCGTACGGAAAACGAACTGCAAGAGAAGCTGGAAGCCCGCATCAAGCGCAAAGCCGGAGACGCGATATGGGCCGCGCTCAAGAAGATTGAGGAACCAATTGCCTGAAGAATCCCTGCAATCTTTGAAGCAGCACCCGAAGATTCTCGATCTCTACCGATCCCGCTTGTCTCTGAAGCAGGACGGGCGGCGGTGGCGCGGGCCTTGCCCGTACCACGTTGATAAACACGCTACTAACTTTGACGTGTTCCAGAACGAGGGTACGTGGATTTTCAAGTGCTTATCTTGCGGGCAGAGCGGGAGTATTCTTGATCTGCTTCAGAAAACAGACGGTGTGGATTTCAAGGGCGCGGTAGCAATTGCCCGAACCTTCTGTTCTGAATTTGCGAACGCCCGTACCCAAGTTGAGAACACATTTCGTCCCCTAGGAGTTCCTGATGCCCCAAAGAAAACCTACTCGCTCGAAGAGTACCAAAGACTCCAAGACGCGCTCAAGAATTCGCCCGCTGCCAACGCTTTCCTTAAAAGCCGAGGAATTGATGCATCAACGGCTCAACGCCTACGAATTGGATACCGTCAGGATGTTGGTAAACTCGCCGGAGAATCGGGAGCTTCGGTATCGGCTCTGGGTTGGCTGGCTTTCCCAACTTTCTCAAGCATTTCTGGATCATCCGGGCAATCAGTTACGTCTGTCAAATATCGCAGTACCCGAGGGAAGTTCTTCTGTAAGCAGCCCGGAATGACCACGCAGTTGTTCAACTCCCAGACCATAGACACAATCGAACCCGTGTTCTTGGTTGAGGGCGAGTTTGATGCCTGCGTTCTTGAGCAAGCGGGATTTCGGGCGATCTCGCTTCCCAACGCTCAGTATATCTGCTCGCCCGAAGATAAAGATTTATTGTTGTCCGCTGAGTACGTAATCCTTGCGGGCGATAACGATGAAGCGGGCAAGAAGGCGATGACCAAGCTCTGGGCGGAGATGAAAGAGCGGACGTTTTTGCTTCAGTGGCCCGTGGGTGTGAAAGACGCCAATGCTTTCTGGGATGCTTGCGGGCGAGATCAATCCATTTTCCGTACAAAGATTGACGGGCTAGTTCAGGAAGCCAAAGCTCGCCCGATGCTTGGAATCTACAGCCTCGCAGAAGCCCTGATGAACTCCACGGAAGAGAATATCAAGGACGATCCCAGCAGGTTCAGGTTCTCGCTTCCGAGCGTTGACCGAATGGCTATCTTGTCTCCGGGCTCGGTGATCGGTGTCGTAGCAACGTCTACCGGACAAGGGAAGACGACCTTCGTCTTGCAAGAGACTCTGGAGGCCGCCCGCAAATACGGCGAAGTCGTGCTCAACTACCAAGCCGAGTTAACTATCGAGCAAGTCGCCCGCATCGTCACCGCCCATACCCTCCGGAAGCATCGGCTGGAACTCACGCCTGAAGATATGAAATCAGCGGCCCACGCTCTCGGAAATACGAAATATTATGTCGGGCGAAACGCCGCGCTGACTACGATCACGCCCGTACTCGATCTGATGGAAGCCGCAATCCGCCGTCTGTCCCCGACTGTCGCGGTGCTCGACAACATCCATTACCTTGTCCGCAACGAAAACGATCAGGTCAAGGCGATGGAAAACGCGATGCAGCGGGTTAAGTCGATGGCCGTTCTGTACGGGCTAAAATTCTTCGTCCTCGGAGCCCCCAAGAAAGCCGAATCCACGGCCAAGGGCAAGCAGTTGCACGTCTCAGACGTTCGTGGTAGTATAGCCTTTGGGGATGACTCAGACGCGGTATTCACGATCCACCGGGATATGCTGACGAATTCCGATGACCGGAAGAACGATTATTCGCCTGCCACTCGTTTGCGTCTTGTGAAAGTTCGGGATAAGGGTCCGGGCGATGCGGACGTAGATTTGATCTTCCTCGGGGAGATCGCGACGTTTGCGGAAGCCGCCCGAGAGAATGAACCGAGTTTGTTTCAGGAGGGAAGATGAGAACTCCAGAACAATACGCTATTGAGCACGGCGGTTATTTAGCCGATGCCGCCGAAGCTTATATGCGGGCCATCAACAAGTATTCTGCGGGCGAAGAAGATTCAGACTATCTATCCGATCATTGGCGGGCTCTACAAAACGCTGTCGGAGAATTCCGGAAGCGGGCGGATCGTGTACGGAAAACGGATTATGGCCTGCTTGCTCCCCCGCCGCCCGATAGAATCATTCGAAAAGGTATGGCTTGACACCCAATCTTAAAGCATGGTAGGATGAATTGGAGGTACGGGCAAAATGAACTTTACTGAATTAGAATATCGCGGAGCTTGGTGCCTTTTGATGGACGCCCGAGCACATATCTTGTATTCGGGCGATCTGTTAGCAGACTCGGAATTAGCGCGGGCGGTTCGAGAGGTTTGGCGAGAAATCCGCCCTCTTCCTGTGACGGACTGCTGGATACAATCAAAATTCTGGAAGGAAAAACGCCCGCAGGGATCAAAAGACTACGTTGCGGTAGATGTGCGTCTTCTCGATAAAGGGCGCGTTATTGGCTCGGGCACTATAGAGTACACGGAAAACGGATAATGCCCACTCAAGAACTCGAAGTCGTATCGCCCGCAGACCGCCAGAAGCAAGAGCAGCTTCTTGACCGAGTAGACGCCTTGCTGGATGAGACTAGGCTCGGGCAAGAAAAACTGCATCGGAATTTTATTCAAATTGGAATAGCCTTGCTTGAGGTTGATCGTTCGCATGCTTGGGCATTACGGGCGAAATCGTCCGACCAATACATCAAGTTTTGCGAGACCCGATTTGGAAAAGGACGCACGGCCCTCTATAATTTTAAGTCGGTTGCGGAGAATCTCCTGCCCCACGTTTCCGAACAGAAGTTGCTAACGATGGGGATATCGAAGGCCCAGCCCTTAGCCCAATATGCGAGGAAGTCGGGGGGAAAGTTGCCCAAAAACCTCGTAGAATCGGCGATTGATCCCAAAGTAGGAGTCGAACAGTTCAGAGCCGAGATCGCAGAGCAATTGCATGAGAAGCCCGAAAAAGGTACTTGGTTCGAGATTGGCGGGTTTTATCTGACCGCCGACGAAAAGATAGAGATTGAGATGGGATTGGAGCGGGCAGAAACTATCGAGCCGTTGCCCGCAGACGCCCCCGTTTGGCTTGCCCGTAAAGTAGCAATCCAACGACTAATAGCTGAATTTCTGAGCACGTATCCTAATGCGGAAAACGGATAATGGCCAATAGACAAGTCTGGGTCGAACGAGCACCCCTCGGAAGGGCCATAATTCGTATCTTCCGAGGCAGTCACAGCCCGGATTGGCAAAAGGCAAATGAATGCGGACTAGTATCTCTAGTTCCAAAATTCGACGCCGTGTCTGAAATCCGTAAACAGATTTGGCAGCGGTGTGCGGGCAACTGTGAGTGGTGCGGAAA